CTCGATGCCGAAAGGTTTGACCAACATGTATCAGTAGAAGGATTGAAATGGGAACACAAAGTGTACAAACTATTCTTTCGTAGCAAGACCTTAACCAAGTTACTAAGATGGCAACTGCGTAATAAAGGCAGAGCTCATGCACCAGATGGAACTTTGAAGTTCGACATCGATGGTAAACGCATGTCTGGAGACATGAATACCGCCCTTGGAAATGTACTTCAAATGTGTTCCATGTTGTATGCGTTTTGCATCTATACCAGATTATCCAAGTTTAGAGCTGTGAATGATGGAGATGATTGTGTTTTGATCCTCGAAAGAAGAGAATTACACAAGATCCGGAACCTCGCAACCTTTTTCCTAGACTTTGGATTCACCATGAAACAAGAAGCACCAGTTGACGTATTTGAGAAAATAGTCTTTTGTCAAGCCCAACCAATTAGATTGTCTTTAACCGACTGTGTCATGGTTAGAGACAACTTAGTTGCGTTTGCTAAAGATTCCATCTCTACCAAACCACTAAACAGCGAACTTTTAGCCAAGCGTTGGTCAAGAGCTATTGGTTTGTGTGGTTTGTCACTAACAGCAGGCGTACCTATCGCGCAAGAGTTTTATACTGCACACATACGGAGTGCCGGCGATGTACGAGAACTAATTAATGACCCAACCCAGGAAACGGGAATGGCGAGATTAGCTGCTGGAATGAGTCACCGCAAATATACAGAACCTACTGACTTTAGTAGATACTCATATTGGCGGGCTTTTGGTGTAGCTCCAGCTATGCAGAAAGCACTGGAAAATAGGTTAAAAAGCGTGAATATTGACTACAGCTTAAGTCTCACCAACAACGAGCAGCTGTTGTTCATTTAAATATTTACAAGAATAGGGACATCTGATAAAACAAGAAAAGATAAAATATGTGGGTTGATCGCGAAAAAGTTAATTTAAAATAAAGGAGCCTCTGATAGGGGTATCATGCTGCCGACAAAAAATAAACGATCATGGCCACCACAAATAATAGATGCAAGCGGAATTCGACGTTATTCTCCCGAGATTTTGGCAATGGGGTTGACAGGTGTTATGGACCAAAACTATTACTTTAGTGCTATCAAGAATGCCAAGAGACTGCACGGCTCCCCCAGTAATGGTTTCCTGTCGATGTACAGTCCCCGTGTTATAGGGTATCCCATACTATGACAAACAAAACTAAAACTAAAGCGAAATCGAAAATTGCTGCAAAACCCAAAGCGAAAGCTAAGGCCACCCCATTTGCAGACGTAGGATCGATTGTTGGTAAACAGGTAGGAAATTTCTTCAAAATGCCTGGACTACAAGGAGTAGGAAAATGGTTAGGATCTGGAATCGGATCAATATTTGGATCGGGCGATTATCAAATTGTAGGTGAACAACCAAAATACAATCTTTTGATGAACAACCAAATTCCAAAGTTTTCGACCACAGATCGTACTAACATCGTCTGCCATCGTGAATACCTTGGTGACATTTTAGGTACCGCCGCCTTTAATAACATTACTTACCCTTTGAATCCAGGCATGTCGCAAACTTTCCCCTGGTTATCAACTATTGCGCAAAACTACCAAGAGTACCGATTTCATGGACTCATATTTGAATTCCGACCACTTATCACGGACTTTGTGACTAGTGGAGCCCCAGGAGTCATGGTTATGGCAACCAATTACAATGCGGACGCCACAGCCTATACCTCCAGAATTCAGATGGAAAACAGTGAATATGCTGTTTCAGTGAAACCAACTCGTGACTTAATACATGGTGTTGAATGTAATTCTTCTCAAACAGTCTTAAACCAGCTGTATGTTAGAACATCCACTCCTCCTGTTGGACAGGATTTAAGAATGTACGATTTGGGTTTAACTCAAATCGCTACTCAATCTAATCCCGTTCAAAATCTTGGAGAATTGTGGGTTTCTTACTGTGTTGAATTCTTCAAACCAATTATTCCTAGTGATCTCGGAGCTGGTGTGTCATATTGGCATGCTGGCAGATCTACTTTTAGTTCAGCTAACCCCCTTGGAACTATTGGTGTTACGGTTAACAGTAACTTCACAGTTACTACAACTTCTACATCATTGACTTGGGCAGCTGTAACTGGACAAAAGTATTTGATCAACATAAACTGGGGAGGTTCCGTTGCTGGTGTTGCTACTTACCCTGGAGTTACTTTCACAAATTGTAGCGCTACAGGTAATTACAACAACCAGGGAACTCCTTATGAATATGGTCCAAACGGTGGAATCACAACAAAGAATATGTACAATTCATTCTTGGTAGTGGCCAATACAACCTATGCAGGTCAAACAATTACTATTACGTTTGACGGCACGGGCGTTTATCCAACCGGAAGTACAACCGTCGACTTAGTCGTTGCTGAGGTTGATTCTTCTGCCACCTAAATAAGCAAAAGTGGTGCTGCCACTATAAAAGGGCATCTAGGAGTCTGAGTGAAGTGACAACGGTAACACCTATCCGGCTACGGGATTGAGTGGAAACCAGAA